CAAGGTTGAGTCAAGAGGCTAAAAAGAGGCAAGAGGTATGGCTACGCAAGGAAGAGGAAAGAAACTTCCAGTTAAAGCTAGGGTATCTAGCGGTGACTTTTATATTCCTCCTGTACCTGTGGATGTGGTTGTTGTTCGTAAGTCAGTTGAGGAAGACATAATGGGATGGATTGCCGCTTGTGTCTTAATTGCTTTGCTGTTGCCATTGATGGGGTTTCTTTATCTTGACATCTTGGAGACTAAAAATGAGGCCAAACAGTCCCTAGAAAAAGTGGAAAAATTAAGAAGACAAGTTGAACAGAAAGACAGGGAGAAAGATAAATGAGAATAGTTTGCTTGATAGTGTTGGTTATGTTGTCTGCTTGTGAAGACAGATACCGTTACGCTTGCCAAAACCCTGAGAATTGGGAACTTGATGAATGTAAACCCCCTATTTGCACTGCTTCAGGTACTTGTCCAGAGCAACTTGTAACAATTGAAAAGGAGAAAAAGTGATGCCAACAGTAGGATACAAACCAAATAATCGTCTTAACGCTGATGAAATCGAAGTCAGGGTATGGGCATTCGTTATCGTGGTCTTAGTGACCATTCTGTTGAGTTCTATGGGTATGTTCTTGTACTCAGTTTCATTTGTCACCCAACCTATGAATGGCATGGCGGCAATTGATAAGGTCTACACGCAACAAATCAGCACCATCATGGTCTTTATTACTGGTGTACTTGGTGGTGTAGCTGGTCGTTCTGGTGTTAAGGCGATAGCTACTGCTACTGCCAAGGCTGAATCCAATGACAACGATGAGCCACCAAAGCCATGAGTATCTTTAACCCTTATGTGCTTCTTGGCATCGTTTTGGCGGTGCTAAGTGCATTTGGTGGTGGGTATTGGAAAGGCTCAGAGGATGAGATTACTCGTCAGCAACTTGAGATTGCGAAACTCAATGCAGAGGCTAGGCAGAAAGAGCAAATCCTAGTTTCAGCAATCCAAACCCAAACCACTAAACTTCAGAAAGCAAATCAAGATGCAAAACTTGTTCAACAAAAGCGTAATGCTGACATTGATTCTGGTGCTCTCAGGTTGCGGATTCCTGTCAAAGCAACCTACTGCCCCTTACAAACCTCCACAGATACCGCCCCTGCCCCCAGAGATAGCGGTCAAGAGAGAGCCGAACTTGACGCAGAGACTGCTAAATCTCTTGTCACCATCACAGACGATGGAGACGAAGCCATTAGACAACTTGCCGCCTGTCAGCAAGCCTACGAATCCATCTACAACACCTTGAAGGAAAAACCATGAACTTATCAGCCAACTTCACCCTGAAAGAACTCACCAAGTCAGACACTGCCACTCGTTTGGGTCTAGACAATACGCCTGATGAACAGGCACTTGAGAACTTGAAAACTCTTTGCGAAAAGGTGCTTCAACCTGTTCGTGAACACTTTGGTAAGTCTGTTACCGTGAACTCTGCCTATCGTAGTCCTGAGTCAAATGCGGCTGTGAATGGCTCGAAGTCCTCAGACCATTGCAAGGGCATGGCGGCAGACATTGAGATTACTGGTGTAGCTAACGCTGATCTAGCTCAATGGATTATGGATAACTTGGACTACACACAATTGATCTTAGAGTTCTACACCCAAGGAGTACCTGATTCTGGCTGGGTTCATGTGTCTTATGACCCAAACAATCTCAAGAAGCAAGAACTGACTGCCACTAAGATAGCTGGCAAGACCACCTACCTCAATGGCTTAGTTGCTTAATCGTCAAAGAAGTGGAGGAAGACCCATATACCGAGTATGAGTGCTCCTCCACCAATTGCCAAAACTGTGATTAGGCCAAGTACATTTTCAATCATGTGTAACTCTCCATTCACGCTCGTTGCGTCCTGATTTTGATTTAACTGTGCGTCCTGTCAACTCAATCAAGTTCATATTAGACAACTCGTTTAAACGCCTTGCAACCTGATTAGACTCTAACCCACTATGTTGGGCTATTCCATCTTTACCAAGCGAGCCATGAGCCTTTAAAGTGTCCACAATCATGGAAAAATGTTTAGAAGCCAAGTCCTTTGCAGAATCAGCGGCTTCATAACTGGTTATTGGGTCAGATGTTCTCACCCGATTAAAGATAGGTAAGTCAAAAAATCTTTTCACTTCACCGCCAAAATGTATATCGTCTAATTTACTCATCATTCACTCCTGTTAAGTTAGTGGGTACTCACTTACGCTTTCCCCATTGAGTCACATCAAAAAGGTATATCTGAATCCATGTCCTCAATCTTAGCTTTAGGCTTGCTTTGAGGCTGGCTTGCTTGTTCTTCTTTAGGGCTGACTGCTAGTCCCATGAACTTGCCGCTCTTGCCCTCTTTAATCCATGCTGAAAGCCAATAGGCTTGCCCATTGACCATAATGTTCCCTTTATAGTCGGGATGGTTTCCTGTTTCTTTCTTGTCGTTCTTAAACAAGACACCTGAGTTATCACGCTGTTCCATATTTACACCTTAATTTCATTGAGTTTTTTCACTTTGTCATCCACTTCTACAAGAAACTGGACAACCTCTTTTTCGAGTTCTGCAATATACAAGTCATTGCGCTCGATTCTTTTGACAAGCAGTTGTAGGTGCGCTGGCATTCGTGGGTCGAAACTCACAAAGTCACACCAACTTCTGTTTGCACACGCCATTTGCCACTGCATCTGGTCGTAATACTTCTTTGCTGGCTCGTCACCAAGAATAGTGTCGATATGGGTTGCGGTGTTAGGACACTTGATCTCTAAGCATCCATCATCCCCAATCAGGCCATCAGGAGAGGCGGCAGACATAGCAATCCTTGGATGGTCAATAGCACCTACCTGATCGACTGTATTGCCTGTTTTAACCTCGTATGCCGCACGAGCATAAATTTCCTGCTCGACACCCCATTCCATTGCGGCATTTGAGTAAGACTCTGCCACTTGGTTAGTCATGCGCTCGACTACCAACTGTGCCATGTAGTTTGCTCTGCTGGTGCTGTAGCCTGTCTTTGTCTTGGCAACAATGTCAGAGATACGAGAAGCAGTGGCTTTGCCACAACGCTGTGCGAACCATTCTGGTGTGCCTTGTTCAATATCACTCATGTCAACTCCTGTTTAAATAATTTCATTTTTGAAGCTCTTACTAAATGTCCTGCTAAATATGCCGTAAAGTGCAAATCAATTTCTTGATCTGATGTTCCCTCTTTTAAAAATCCACATCGAACATATGACGCATTCCATCCACAAAAGTGTCTGTGACAAAGGCAAGGAGATAAATGCTCTCGATGCTCATAACCCATGACAACATCTTTTACTCTGTAAATTTCATTATCATCACCAGCACCACAAATATCACAAGTTTTACCAGTTGATTTACGCATATGTTGTTTATATAAACTTTCAATATCCTTTACCAAGGAAAGTATTTTTGCTCGAATCTCTCCATGTTTATCTGGCATTGAAGTTTCTTTCATAAACTTAAACGCATTCATTTTGTTCTTTCCCAATTTGGATGCCTTTTGCGGTCAATGCTAATGGTACAAAACGCAATCCAGCTTTGTGAAATGTTGCGGCTTCAATTTCTAATTTTTTGGTGTTAATAATTTGAACAGCCAACTTAGCAACAGCAGATGCCCTGTGTCCATCACTCAAATTATTCCGCAACAAGTCTAGTTCTTCAAACAATGCGTCACATAAACCAGAACTTGTTTTTTCTGTCAATTTAATTGGTTTTTCATCACTCATTTCAATGCTCCTTTACGCTTTTCTTTAGCATCAATCACTTTTTTCTGCCAATTCTTATCAGAACCGCAAGCACTGTAAGCAGTGGTGTAAACATCTTTCAACTCCTCAATGGTGGATGCCGCTTCAATAGCCGCTAAATGGTCAATCATCATGCTTACATCAATTGTTTCAATGTTGCCTGACCCTGTAGTTGAATCAAGCGCATCGTGCTCTAAAAGCTCAAGTGCAAGGGTATACAAGTACCTACGGTTGTAAGTCTGGCAAGCACCCATGTTTTGCACTTCATGGCAACCTTTAAGAGCCGCAGAACCAAATGGGCAAGTAAAGATAATCTCACCACCACCCTCTGTATCGACTACGCAAAGTTCGGCTTGTTCTTTGGTAAACGACACAATGCTAATCAAGCCAAGTTGGTCAAAGATTTCTAGTGCTGGATGCAGGAAGTCACCAAGTTCAAAGTAGTTATACCCTGCAAATTTATTGTGTCCTGATTTCTTTAATGTGCGTGACCGCATCATTTTTCGGGCTTCAGCCAGTTTTTTATAAACGCCCATGTTGGCTTTGCTTGCTTCATTCATTCCTTGACTCCTATTGCATCGTTAAAAATATCTATTGCTTCTTTGTTTACTGCCCACATTGCCAACAGCGTCAGATCGCTGTGCATTTGAGCAATATCTTTATTGAACCCTACGAATCTTTTGTGTAGGCACTTCTCCTCCAGACTCTTTGTTGTTCTTTCTATCCGCATTAGGATTGTTGAATAATCCAGCATTTTTCACTCCTGTTGAATGCTTCTTCCATGTTTCTGACACATCGGTCAGGGCTGAGTTCACATACCCGAATGTTGGGTCGGTGATTAGTTTGGATGGCATAACCATCCTTTGCGTCTTAGGCTTCTCTTTCAATTTTCTAGCCGCCTTTTGTCGCAATTTCGTGCGCTCGCTCAAACTGAGTGTGGGAGTCCAAATCTGAAAATAAGA